GGAAATGGAATTAGCTGCCAACTACCTGCTGGAGCGCGGAATATTGATAACCTATGTAGGGTGGCAAGCTGAAGATCGCAGAATTATTCAAAGACTTAGTCTAGATCAGATACAGCTCAATGCTCCTGAAATAACTGAAATGCTAGAGCAGGGAGAAGATGAAAGCGTCATCGGGATGCTGCAATCTGCTTACGAGGGCGTAACACAAAAACGTGCAAAGAAAGCTCTAAAAGAACTAAAGAAGACTGGGTTCGCTGAATTGCCAGCTGTACGAAGAACTATAGATGCTCCTGAAGTGCGCACTCTTGCTGCCGATGGAGATTTTTTATTTCCTAGCTATGTTACTGATCCGCAGCGCAGTCCTTATTGCTTCTGGAGAACTTACTACACGGCACAACAGTTAGAGAACAAGGTAGTCACTGAGGACTGGAACGAAGAGTTCGTGCAGACTGTTATAGATAAGTACAAGGGCGTAAATGTAGACAGTATTGAAGTTGAGCAGGAAGGCCGAAGATTTAATTTTACAAACAAAAACAGCACCTATGAAGCGGACGAGCTCATAGAGATTGTGCATGCCTATCAAAGATTGATTGATCCAGAGGACGGGTCCGAGGGTATATACTGCACTATTTTTCACAGGGAGTTCCAGTCCAGCACAGAAGTAGATTACGCTAAGTTCGAATTGATGAACGGATACGATGACTACCCAGTTATCGTCACTAGACTTTCTAATAATAGCAAGCGGCTCTATGATGCTACTTCTATCCCAGCGCAACTAAAGGGACTGCAGCAGCAAGTAAAAGTTGAGCGCGATACCAGAATAGATCGCAACAGTATAACTACACTTCCTCCGATCCTGCACCCTTTCAACCAGCCTCCATCTAATTTTGGACCTGGTTCCTTGATTCCGCGCAGGCGCGAGAACGACTACGAATACATGGACCCACCTCCAGCTTCCTCAGCCGAGACAAGCATAGAGATGGAGAATCGCATGGAAAGTCAAGCCAATCAACTTACTGGACTAGCTGACGATGAAATAAGCGTTGCTCGCAGGCAGTTCTTGGTGGACAAGTTCTTGAAGCATTGCTCGGATGTAATCAACATGTGCTTTACTTGTTTTCAGCGCTTCGGGCCTGACTACGTGTACTTCAGGGTTACTGGAGCTCCTGACCCCGTTCAATTCCAAAAGGGATCCCCTGATGAGAACTACGACATTACAATATCTTTTGATAGTCTAAGCACCGACCCAGAGACGCAATCCAGCAAGATAGAGCAAATGATTAGCTTGTTGAAACTAGATAGAGGTGGACGCGTAAATGTTGATAGTCTTCTGACTGCAGCAATGTCCAACATTGATCCAGTCCTTGCGGATGCAATCATGCAGGAAACAGAAACTGCTTCGCAAGAGATTCAGAATCAAATACTTGACGATTTATCTAAAATATTTGCAGGCATAGAAATGCCAGCTAGACCGAATGGTAGTCAGGTGGCTAACCAACTGATACAACAATACGCGCAACAACCCGACATTGCAGCTAGATTGCAACAGGATCAAATGTTTGCGGAAAGGTTAAATAAGTACGCAAGCCAGTACACGTTCCAGGAGCAACAAATGATAAATGCTACTGAGTTCGGGCAACTTGGAACTGAGGCTGCTAGAGTCGGAAATATACAGACTCAAGCTGCTGAGTAGTTATGCTGCACGACGATATTGAAAGTCTGAAGCATCACGAAGCTTTTGCTTCTTTTGTGCATCAGATCGTGCAGATGCGAGAGGATTGCATACAGGATTTGCATAAAGCTGACATAGAAGTAATTCAGCAAACTTCAGGCAGAATATTAGCGCTTGATGAAATTATAGAACTCTGCGATTGGGAAGTTTTAAGAACTAGGTTTCCGAATTCTTAAATTGACCAAAAAGTAGTGCTATAATGCATCATCGCCATCGCTGGCGTAAAAAGCGTTATTATGAGTGAAAGTCAAGAAGCAGCAATCGCCGAAGCTGCACCCAAGCAGGCGACCAACATGTCATTATCAGAGTTCACCAGGCGCAGAGGTGGTCAATTGACCGCGCAAGCATCTGAGACTACAGAAACCGCAGAGGAGGGTCAGGTTCTTGGTTCGGAAACGAATCAAGTTGAGCAGGAAACTGCTGAAGCACCTGAAGCCGTTGCAGAAGATAATAGCATTAACGAGGATTCCGAAGAAGAAACTTTAGAGGAGGAGTCCGAGCAATCGGAATCAACCGAAGAAGAGACTTCAGAGGATGTTCTTTCTCAGATTGAATTGGATGATTTATCCGAAGATGAACTGAACGAACTATCCGAAAAGCTCGGTAGCCGTGCAGTAAAAAGATTCGGTGAATTAACAGCAAAGCGTAAAGCAGCAGAAGCTGAACTAGAAAAGCTAAAGGCGCAAGCCAAGAGCCAAGTCACGCCTGAAGTTAAGGATTCAGAAAACCCATATAGCCACTTAGAAAATATCGATGAATTGCAATCAGTTGCAAAGGAAGTGGAAGAAGTAATTGAATGGGCTGAAGATCTTATATTCAACAGTGACGGTTATTCAGCTGATGAAGTCATTACGGAGGTCGAGGGCAAAGAAATGACCAAGTCCGACGTAAGAAAGTATCTTCAAAATGCTAGGAAGGCCGAAAAGAAATTCATCCCTGCACAAGCTCAAAAGATTCAACGCATACAGGATGCAAAAGAATCAGGAGAGAACCTACTTGCTAAAGCAAAGAAGGAGTTCAAGTGGATGCAAGATGATAATGAGGTAAATTCCAAGTACAATGAAATGCTTAGTGACGAGCGCTTGAAAGGACTAGATAAGTTCGATCCAGAGGTTTCAGCTCAAATGCCCTATATTCTTGCGCATGCAGCAAACAGCATGTTCGGAAGAAGATTGGTACAGGATGAACCCAGGACGGGTAGACTTATTCCGCCTTCCAGCACTCCTGCGTCGGCTAAATCCGAAAAGAAAACGCCCAGCGCTGTAAAAAATTTACAGAATGCATCCAGTCAATTTTTGAAAAGCGGTAAGAAAAACGACTTCATTCGACTCAGAACACTTCAACTATCTCAATAATATAATACAATGTCACTATCTAATACATTCACCCCTGCACCTACAGGTGTAACTAGCCAGGGTTCGTCTGTATCCAATCGCGAGGACCTCACTGATGTCTTAACGATTTTGGCTCCAGAAGAAACTCCTGTTCTATCATCTGCTTCTAAGCAAAAAGCAAACAGCACTTTTGTTGAGTGGACTGTTGATACTCTTGCTGACGTAAGCACTGACGGTATCTCGGAAGGTTCCGACATCACTTCATTCACGGACAAGTTCTCAAAGCGTGCTCGTCTTGGCAACTACATTCAGAAGTTCCGCAAGGATTACCTTGTATCTGATCTTCAGGAAGCTGTTGACTCGGTTGGCCCTGCTAAGGTTGCTCAAGCTGAAGCTAAGGCAATCCGCGAGCTAAAGCGTAACGTAGAAGCTACTCTCATCTCTGACAACGAAATGTCATCAGAGGACGGAGCTGGTACTCCTTACAAACTTCGCGGTCTTGGCAAATGGCTACAGAACGGCGCACAAGCTACTAACCCTGTCCCATCTGACTTCCGTACTAGCACTGATTCTATTCACGGATCTGGTGTTTTCACTGAAACAGTTCTTAACAACCTTATCACTAGCATCTACCGCGAGACTGGTACAACTGAGAGCTTGACTCTTGTTGCTGATACTGCTCTTCGTCGTAAGATCAGTGACTTCGCTCGTTTTGGTGGACTATCTAGCAGTGGAGGCGAAATGGAGAACAATTCTGCTGTTCGTCGCGTTAGCTACATGGGTAACGAAGCTACAATCACTCTTTCGGTTGAAATGTACCAAAGTGATCACGGCATGGTTTCCATCGTTAACATGAATCCTGATTGCGCTCCTGACACAAGCAACAAGGACACAGGATATCTCATCAACCCTGAGTACTTCGGTGTTTCTGAGCTAATTCCAATGGGAAGCACTCGCCTTCCAAATCTTGGAGCTGGTGAACGAGGCTACGTTGATTGTGCACTTACATCTCTAGTGTATCATCCACAAGCTCACGGTAAGATCACTGCAATTGCTTAACCCTTAACCCGAGGAAAATAATTAAATGAGCACACAAGCATTAAAAGGCGATAAGACCATACAGGGATTATCTACTTATACTGATTCAATCCGTATTACGCACGAGGACCTAACCACTGCAGGTACATCACAAACTCTTACTCTTGCTGTAAAAGCTGGACAACAAGTTCGTGCAGTTGCCTACAAGTTGCATACAGCATTCTCTGGAGGAAGCCTATCTTCTTTCGTGATTGACGTAGGCGATGGCGCTAACGATGATGGATACATTGATAACACCGATGTTTTCACAGGCGCAGGGTCTTTTGGACCAGCTGCAATAGCAGCAGAAATACTTGCTGGTAAAGTATACGCGGCTGATGACACCATTGACATCAAGTTCACAGGAAGTGGAAATGTTAATACAGCAGATGCTGGCGACATTGAAATCTTCTTCAATATCTTTGATGTTGATTCAATTGCTGGCCGTCAAGTTAGCTAATTAATTCTGGTCGGGGGGCTTCGGCCCCCCACCTTTTTTATGGATATAATCATTCCAAATCTTCCCAGGTACTCGGACGGAGAAGTAGATCGTGCATTTATGCGCGAGATTCACAATGGATACAAGCGGGAAGTTGCCTTAGAAAAACAAAGAACTGACATTGCTGCTAAAGAAGCAAATCGGCAAAGAGGCAAAACGCATCCAGTCCTTGGTAAATGCGTAGCTACAATCCCAGCTAGGGATTTTTTTAGATTGACCAAGAAGTACGGTCACGATACCGTGCATTCAAAAGAATTCATTAAGTATTACAACAAGAAGTTTCCAGAACTTAGCGCAAACAAAGCATAATGCAGACCAGGCAATACAAGGATCTATTTGCTCTTAGCACGCATCTGATTGGTGCAGTTGCACTTACGGCAGATGAGCAGACTCAATTGGCTACTTTTATTGATCGTAGGTTTTTTGAGGCATTCAGAAAGAGCCCGTTCTGGCCCAGGTACATGGTATATGGGGAGTCCCGCGATATTATCTCCTTAGTCATTAGCGGTGTAGGAGCAGGGTCTAGTCAGGACAATTCATCCAAGGTTAATGCAAATTACATTTTAGCTGGACAAGCAAAAGGAAATGCACAGGGACTTGCTGGAACCAATGTTTATTACAATCCTGCTGAAGGAACAAAAACTTCTACTGCAGTTACTGGTAGTACCATTATATTTAAAAAAGCAAGTACAAATAGGTGGGAAATTGAAGAGGGAAATGATTTTACTATAAATGCAGACGGCACGATTAGTGTAGATTCTGCTGGCGGTACACTTTTTGTTGAAGCTGATACCGACAAAAAAGACAGCCCATCTAGCGTTGTTACCTGGACTGCAACTGCATCTCTTGCATCTGGCACTCCATTAATTTCAGATGAACAACTTATTCCTTATGCTCAGACAGGCAAGGGCACTATTGGAGATTTTATTAGAATTCATAAAACGGAGCCATTCATGCAGCGCTCCGCTCGCGAGTACGACTTTTTTACCGATGCAGATGGAGCTCACGTAAAGGGCATAACAATTTCTGCAAGTCAGAAGTTGTTCGTAACCTACAAGAAACCTTTCGATGACTTCGGATTGACATCTGGCTACACAACAAGTACACAAGCTGTTCCCGAAGAATTCTTCAATTATATAGCGCATGCAGCCTATGCTGATTTTCTTACCCTGCAAGGAAAGGTAGAGTTTGCTCAAGCGGAGAGCATAGTAGCTGAAAAGTACCTGGACCTTGAATTAGAAAAATTAAGCAATATAAATGGAGCAAATACCCTAAGCAGAATAAGCACGCACCTCTCCAGGCAAAGGAGAAAATAGATAAAAACAAT